AGTAGACCTTCAAGCCTGCTCCGACAGTACCGGCAAAAGTGCTGCCTGTGTCATCTACTGTGAGCGCAGCCTTTGGATCAAGGACGCCTGCGACTGCAAGTGCAGATGCCACATCAGAGGAACAGATGATGAAGTTACCCTTGCCTCGGCGCGTTTCCTTGGCAATGATGTTTGCCTGTGTCTCAATGTGATACACAAGAGCCTTGAATCGCTCTACAAGCCATCGACCGTCGAGTGATCCCAGAGCCGTACTATCTACTGTATTGTGAACCCCGCCACCACTAAGACCACGGGCATCGAGAAGCCCTGCTTCCTTGGCACCGAAGTAGATCGTGCGGACAACTTCACGATTGATTTCTGCATTGATCTCAGTCGTAAGGATGTTTGCAAGCTCGGTTTCGGCATCAAGACCATGAATTGCCTTCAAGTCCTGTGCCAGTTCCACCGTGTACTCCGCCTTGAGTGCGCGGGTCTTGGCAGTAACCGAAGCCTTGTCGATCTGGAATGACATGGAGGGGATTTCTTTTCCTGTTGTTGCTCCCCAGTTTTCGGCAGTTCCCGTTGCAGCACCTGTGGTTGAAGCCAGGGTTGCCGTTGGAGCGCCTGCGCGACCATCGGCAAAGAAGGTGTTTGCCATCTCATAGGTGTTGGTTCCGTCTGTCAATTGGGCACCTGGAACCTGTTCAGTAGCATGACCTGCCGAGAACGACGAGTTGGCTTCGTCGAAGAATGCATTTGCGTTGACGCCCAGATCGTTGCCATCAACGTCGCGTGCATATGTGGGTCGAAGAGCAAATATCAGACCAGTTGGGCCGGACATGGGCTGCACGCCCATAACATCGAATGCAAGTAAATTCGGAGCAGTTCTGCGAACGAGACTAATCAGAACGGGATCAAAATTCTGGACGTTACCAGAAGTTCCGCCTCCGCCCGATGCATCGCCTGCGGTCGTTGTGGGAACCGTTGATTCCCCGAGCAGGCTTGCGGCACCAACATTATGTGCCTCTTCTCGCATGGCAGTTTCTTGCTGCTCAAGTAGATGGGCAGTCACAACCCTACGATAGCTATCCTTGATTGCGGGAAGATCCTCATGATCGAGAACCGGCTGCCACTTGTTTACTAGTTGTTCATTCAACATTTATGTTTACTCCTTAAAAAGCGTTGAATCTGTTTTTTTACTCAAACAGTATCCTAACAGTTATTTATAAATTACTGGTTCTCTACAACAGTTCTTCCAAGTGTATTGACATATGCAGCCATTTGAGAATCTATCACACGATTCGATGATGTATCTTCTTCTGTAATGTCATATTCCTCATCAATCACACGGCTTACCGAAACCCCGGTCGCAGAACCAGTCCCTGGGAAATAGTTTTCGCGAATGGTTTCCAGAGACATTCGATACTGGTCAACATTCTCAAACCCAACTCCTTGTGACAAATCCTTCAACTTTTCGGCTTCAATATCAGTCAAGTTATTTGAAATCTCTCCAAGCACTTCGTTCTTCTGAAATGACTTGACTCGGCTTGCCAAACTAATGTTCGTTTCAATAGTTTCATTAAGTTCTGTTTCCAACTGATCCACACGATCAGCAAGACTGTCTACCACATCAACTTTCTCTTCTGGAATGTCAATGTAATGATCTTCAAAGAGTTGCTTCAAACCACCAATGAACTCTTCGGTGATCTCTGCCTTGACACCACGGTCAATGGCAATTTCATTCTCCTTGACCCATTCCTCTACGACATACGAGAGATAGTTGTCAACCTTGTCGGTCAACGTGGAAAGAATTTCATCCTTTGATTCTGTCAGCTTGGATGCAAATGTGTTTTCAATCTTTTCTAGTTCAGAATTGATCTTTGCAACCACGGCAGCCTCGAAGACTGTTTGAACCTGTGCCTTAAATCCTTCTGAAAGATCATCTGCATGATCCCCAAAGATGGCAGTAAGGTCATCTGCAATATTAATGTCTTCGCTGGTCACAACCATGCGTTCCATTGAAGTAGTTTCTTCGTAGGCTTCTTCATCTTCATCATCGTCAGAGGCAGACTCATCAAGAAGATCCTTCATCAACTTGGAATAGGCACCCGCAAGAGTGTCTGCGTCTGTATCCTTCATTGTCTCAAAGACGGCACGAATGATTTCTTGCTTAGTTTCGGGAATGACTTGTTCTTCTACATCTTCGTCTTCGTCATCTTCGTCGCCATTCTTTTTTGCAAAAGGATTCTTGCCCTTCTTCTTTTTCTTGCCATTGCCATTCTCTTCTTCGTCTTCATCTGCCGCTTCGTAGACTTCTATTTCAGAAGGATCATCTCCTTCGCCTTTTGTCTCGGCCCCAGCCTTGACCTTCTTCTTGGTCAACTTCTTGCCCTTTGGTGGGGCAACCTTGGTCACCTTGCCGCTTTCTGGAGCAGAACCAGTTCCACCAGCACCCGGCTTGTCTGGTGCTTCTGTGCTGGCTTCGGCCATTATTTCTTCCTCAATCTCGTTTGCAATTTCATTTGCAATTTGTTCAATCTCTTCGTCGATTGAGAGTTCTGCGGTGTTTGATTCGGTTGCCATTATAACCATCTCCTTAGAAAGAATGGAAGATTCCAAAGTTATTCTTAGTTATTTATAAATCCTATAATTTTGACAAGAAAGACCTGAACATAGATAACTTGGCTTCCTCCAGTTCCTTCCTTCTTGTCACTTTTATTTGATTCTTATATTCTTCGATCTCTTGTTCCTTGATTGACCCATTAGCCCAGACCCATTCCTTGCCTTCCATGATACCTTCAACAAATGCTTCTGGAGCAGAGGGATCTGCAACAATATCTGCTGCGGTTGCAAGATAGAAATCATCCTGAACCACATTAGTTCCTCGTTGATTCTTGAGCGACCCCATGCCACGCGAAGATACTCCCAACTTGGCACCTTCGTCAATGAGATTCTTGACAATCTTCCCGTATGGGGTGTCCATGATCTTTGCCTTGCCCACCCAGTTGTTCCCGTCTTCCTTGAGTTCCTTTATCATATGTGAAACTCGTTCAAGGTTGACTACCGGACCATCGGGATGCCCAAGTTCTCCGAATGCTCTGTTCTGATCTACATACTTATCAATATACTTGTAGACCTCTTTGTTCAGGACTTCTTTAGGATAGATGCGACCATTACGATTCTTCTGTTCGGCCTGCATAAAAATACCCTTGATATAGTGACTCTTCTCACCTTTGGCGTTCTCTTCTGTAATGAATTCGACATCTCCATCTGCCATTATTTCGGTGATTAACTTCATCTCGTTATTCCTCTTCTCCTGTTGTGCCATCGCTCTCGTCAGAAGATGGGCCTGAAAGATTGCTCAACCAATCATTTGATATTTCCATCTTCTTTGTCTTGAGTGTATCTGATACCTTTGCAAAAAGAGCAGTATTGATTTTATCTTTCATGGTAGAAGCGTTTCCGCTCATGATGTCTGAAATTGCAGACCGTATTGTATCTTTTGACGGCATAATGATATGGCTCCTTTATATGTTATTTATATTAATCATGGTCTTCATCTAAGAATAATTGGGATACTTCTGCTGCCCCATTCTTCCTATTTGTTGTCTTGATTGTCTGCAAACGAGAAGCCGATGTGCCTTCTTCTTGTTGCTGCTGCTTTTGCTTTTGTTGCTGCTGAACCTGTTGTCGGTTCTGTACATTTTGTTGGTTTAATGCAGAAGCATTCTGTTGGGCAGCAACCTGAGACTCTTTAGAGTCAAACCCTCCAAAATCATGACTGTCCTCATATTCTTCATCAGATCCTTCTTTTTTAATTTCTTTATCAATCTGACGAATTTCTTCTTCGGTTTGCATGAGAACATTCTTTCGGAGCCAATTTGTAGAGTAATATTTGCCTACCATCTCATCCATGTTCTGTGCAGTTTCTACTCGCTCCCGAACAATTTCTATTTGTTTGAGTTCTGCAAAATGAGAATCCTGTCGGAAATTGTATTCCACCAGACTGCTAATCGTTTCCCAGTCATTCTTGGAGAGAATTCCCTTGAGTTGCAGTTGCTTCCCAAGGATGTCATCGAACAACAGAGAGAATCTGACACGCAGACGATTAACATATTTACCAAACTTGACTTCATCCCTTGTAATTTCTGTTGCCCGTCCAAGCGAAAATGATCCCTCTGGCTCAAGCCTTGAAACAGGAACACCCAATGCCTTATAAAGTTTCTTCTTGAAATAGATGATGTCTTCAATTTCTCCAAGGTTCGTACCACCGGGAAGTGTCGTGATTTCCGTACCTCGACCTCCCTCTCGTCGGGGAAGCCAGAAGTCTTCAAGCATGGACATATGCTTGCGGTCATCGCGCACCTCTCCGGTGGCAGAATCATAGACCATTTTGTTCTTATACTGTGCCATAATATTGCGAAGATACTGTTCTGCCTTGACCTTTGGAAGATTTCCTACATCAATATAGAAGATACGCCTTTCGGGTGCCCTTGAAATACGATAGATGACTGTTGCATCCTCTAGCATCTTGAGTTGATTCATTGGCTTGATTGCCTTATGCAAATTACCAAGAATCATTTTCTTTGTGGGATCAAGGATACCAGAATGGATATGTGAAATGCTGTCAGGTGCAATCTTCAGGCCATCTTGTGTTGTCCTTGCGCCGCCCCCCATGTTTGCAGGCCCTGAAGGCACAATGCCGCCCGGATAGTATAGATAATACTCTGTGATATTCTTTGGAAGCGAAAGCAGAGAATTATTTTCTATTCGCTTTCCTTTGACTTCCCGAACCTTTTTAATTTGTCTCGGATCAATGGATCGAAGCTCTTGGATGCCTTCTTTGGGATTGTTGGAGTCGATCATTACATGATAATACAGTCGCCCATCGACATACCATCTCTTGAAGATGTCATAGGCATAATCATTGAATGCGAGCAGACGAAGAACCTCTTCAAATTCTTCTACGATCTTCTCTTTGATAGAATCCGAAATGCCAATGTTGCCAAGAGAAATA